CTAAACTTACCATGACTTACGATGATACTGTCATAGAAGAAGAAACTATAGAAGAGATACAAGAAGTTATAGAACAGTTTGAAGAGTGGGAACAATCATTTACAGAACCAGTGCCTATAGAAGAGTTTATTCCTATACCTATTGCACTAGAAGAATTTGGTATAGTACAATTAGAAGAAGAAGTTATATTTGAAGAAGTAACTACTACCTTAGAAGAAGAGTTTGAGGAAGTAGAAATATTACAAGTATTTGGAGGACCAGAAATTGTTGAAGACGAGGACGAGATTACAGAAGAGAAACCTACAGAAACTGCTGCAGTTACAGAAGAGCTCATGGAAGAACAACCTGAACAGACTGAAAGTACCACTGTGGCAACAGTTCAGGAAGAACCTAAGAGTGAACCATCTAGTAACGAGCAAGTGGCAGTAGATGTACAAGATATACAAGCACAAGTAGCAGTCAAAATAAAAGCCGTAGATAAACAACTGGCTGCAGTTAATATAATAGTAGCAGATACTATGGAAAAACAACAAGTAGATATATCTAGTTACTATAAACAGTACACAGACACCAGGCAGTTGTATGAAGGTAATGTATATGAAGACCTAAGAATACTAGATGGTGGAGAGATATATCAAAATGATAATAGGTTTGCCTCTATTAGTTTGAATGACCCTGTTAGAGAATACCAAGAAAAAATACAACGAAACAGATTAATTAGATTACAAAAAGAAAAAGAACTGGAAGTTCTAAGGAGTCAATATGCTAGATAAATTACAAAAGTATGCCATGATTATCGGTGTTGTATCTGCCATTGGTGGTGGATTCTATGCTTGGGGTGAGTTTAATACTAGACTAGATGCGGTATCACAAGCTGTAGGTAGTGACAATGTAGAAAAATTACAACAACAAGTAAACATCCTAGATAAAAAGTTAGAAGTATTAGAAGCTACATTAAATGAGTTTAGGTCTGGGCTAGATAACCCATTAGGTAAATAATGGAAACAGAATTAATTGCAATGTTATCACAAGCTCCGGCTCTCGTTATTATTGTTTGGCTTGTTATGAAACAACAGAATGGTAATGGTACAGCTGAAGTTGCTAGAACTATAGCTAGGTCACTAGAAAAATTAGCTGATGCACAACGTGAAGCTAACTTAATAGCCGAGAAACGTGCTAACGCTTTCGATAGATGGGTTGATATACAAAAAATAAATTGTGATTTTCAATCAAGAAAAACTAGAGACTGAGACAAGGAAGTGAGATTGTGAGTAAGTTAGACCCAGCCTCTAGCATGTTGGTACTAATTGAGTATTTCGTCATACTCTTTTTCATACGCCTGATATTTTTTTGAGTACATATCAGGGTATGTATTCTTGATGTATTCTTTCCAAGATATAAGGGATAAGTTAATGACAGTTTCGTTATTGTGTTCACCCTCTTCCGTTAATTCAATATATGTATTTTGTAATTCTAAATTACTACTTATCTTCCTATATATAATACTACTGGATAATAAGCTCTTTGTCAAACCATCACCGAGTATCTGACGTAGTAACGTAGCTATTAAAGTTTGGCAACGATAAAATACATTTTCATGGTAAGCATCAACAAACCATATCTTTGCATGACCAGCTGCTACTAGTGCTATCAAAGTACCAATAGTTTTATCTCTTACACCTACAGTAGCCAAGTCTACATAAAAATTAATTAGTGATTCTTCTACCTCTGTAGTAGTATCTAAGGTAAAGTAATCATCAATTAAAAATACATCAGACAATCTTGCTATAACTTTTTTGTATTTAATCTCCATACGTTTCATAACTCCTTTGTAATAAATTATCTATAGTTACCCAGTCATCAGTAGTGGTATATAGATAACATTTAGTTACAAATATCTTAGGTATTTTTACACGTTGTAGAATATAAATAATTCTGTCAGGTATTAAATTGTAATAAATTCTAGTTTTTTCTTTGTTAACTCGTTCATAATTTAGTATCTCTGGTAACTCATAAAACATAACACTGTCGTTTTTCTTAACGTTTTTATATGTCATATGTATATAAGTTTCTTTGTTTACATACTCAGCACGTAATTCATTTACATAACTTATAAACTCATTTGCATCTAAGTCTTCTGGTAAAAATCTATCTAAGTTTAATTCTTCCCAGTTATTAGAAACCATAGTTAAAAGTTTTGATAGTAAACTTACTCTACTGTCCATAAATAAACTACCTGTTAATAACCCAGCACCAAACTTGTCTTTCAATAACAAGCACACAATGCCTAAACGTTTTAACATATCTAAGTGATAGTATCTGTCATCCATAAACGTACCCACTCCTTTATATTAGGGTTGTATAAAATTTGTTTTTTTGTTTTGTCTAGGGTAGCGAAGAAAAGAAACATACCATTGTCTCGTCTAGCAGCTGTAGTGCACCTCATCATTTCTGGTTTAGAAATAAAACCTTTTTTGCATTGTATCCCAAACCAGGTTCGACCCCCACTACGTTTGTTATAAAGACCTATGACTATGTCTGCTTTCCCTTTGCTACCTCTAGATTCAATTGAATAATATAATAAGTCTTCAATAGTATCTAACATGCTAGACACATCTCTGTTCACCCGTTTCTCAAATCTGTATCCTGCTTGATATCTTCTATTTACCATCTTAATCTACATTATTCGTACACTTGCCTAAATGTGGACAAGTCTTACATATATATTGTGGTACATCAGTAGGCATAGCTGGAACTTGTTGATTTCTTATAGACCATTTAAGTCGTTTAACTAAATCATCTACAAATGGAAACCAATGTTCGTAGCTCTCTACTACTTTACCCATTTTCGCATACAATGAATCAACAGATATGATACAAAATTTCATATCCATAGTGCTACGTCTAGTGTATAGCAACACTGCATACGGGACATTTAACCCGTTTTCTTTAGCTATATAAACCCATAGTAATAATTGTTTCAAATGATATTTCCAATAAGTAAAGTCTTTCCATTTGTATACATCAGTTGATTTTAATTCTATAGGTATATAATACTTGTCACCGTTTTTGTCTTCGTATTCTTTTACAAAATCAGTAGTAGCAGCACAATGTATATCGTCATCATTCATTAAATCTACATGTATAGGAAATTTATTTTGTTCCTCACTGTCAAGACCATGTGTGTGTCCTGGCATTAAGTTAATAATCTTTCCCATAATGTTTTCATTAACAAACCCCATATACATACGTCTTCTAGCTAACGGGTCAGATACAGGTGTACGTTCTGCTTGTTCATTAAATGAATAATATGCTTGACGTATACATGTACCTAAACTAGAGGCACGAACTTGTTTGTCACTACCTCTAGCTTTCCATTCTTCAAACCTTGCATCAAATTCTTCGTCCAGAATCTGTTCCGTACAATCACTTAGACTATCAATAAAGGTCTCTGGATTAGTTATAATTTGCTTGGTTGTTTGACTCATTAGTCACCCTCTCTTACCGGTATATCTTCACCCGCCATATCAGTTTCTCTGATAGTAAAGTTAATTGCTGGTGGGTTAGACCCTTTTGGTTTGTTATTCCAAAAAGCCATAACTTTGTATGCTCTGCCATTTATCTGTATCTGACATGAGTATCCCCAGTTAGTTTTCCAACCACCACCACATGGTATTAACTTAGCCTTACCATCATTACTTGATGACTGCTGTGCCGGAGCACTACTACCGCCTGAATCATTATTCAAACTTGCTCCTCTTGCTACACGTCCAGCTCTTGGTGTGTATGAATTTGCCATTTCTGACCTCCTATTGCCAGTTGACGCCATTCTCTTTGACATCCAAAGGCAGTTGTATTTCAATACCTTTGTTTAATACATCGGGTATTGTTAAATCTAATTCTTCTACAATCTTGTAGACTTTATCTTGTTCTGGTTTGTATATGTCTAACTCCATAGCATCATGGAACTCTAACCATATGCGTGATACTAATTTTTCCTCACGTAATCTATTAAACACATAAATAATTCTCATCTTGTTTAAGTCAGCACTAAACGATTGAATAGGAAAATTTACAACTTGAGTAGGATTAAGTCTAGTACCAACACGACCATATGGAGAATAAATATAATGCAATTTCTTTGCCTTGTCAAGCAGCTTCTGCTGATACTCACGTATCCCTAACTTATCCATTGTACTAATAAAACTTTGTACAACATTGTCTGCCTTTGACATATCTACACCAGCTTTTACTAGTTGATTCTTTAATCCAAATTCTGAAGACCCATATACAAACGCAAAGTTTAATACTTTAGCGTTCTTTCTAGATATCCCAGCTAATTGTGACACTAGTGTATGCATATCAGTGCCCTCGTTATATGCATCTATTAAATATTTACTACCACTAAGGTATGCTAAACAACGTAACTCACTCTGACTAGCATCCACTGTAACCAAATTACCATCATTACCAAATACGCTAGCAAAAATGGGACGCACATCGGGAGGTATGTTCTGCATGTTTGGGTTACTCGAACTCATGCGTCCCGTTATAGTGTTAGCCAAATGTAAATTACAATGTACCAAATCATTATCATCTGTCATATCACCTAGTTTATCTAAATAGGTAGTCGTTAATTTACTCAGCTTACGGTACTCAATTAACTTGTCGACTACTTCATCATTTAATTTACTAAGAGCATCTATACCTGTACTTTTTATTTTATGTTTTCGTTTCTTTAATAATTGTAATACCTGTGCAGGACTTGCAGGATTAATCTTATGGGTTGTTTCAAACTCACTTAACAATTTGTTTTCTTTTAATTTAAGAGAAGATAATTGTTTCTTTAATTTTTTCTTATCTATTTTTATACCACCATGCACCATATAAGCTACTGGTAAAATCATTTCCATATCAATAGCACGGGCATATTCCATGTGATTCCACTCATTCTTAAAGTCTTGTTTGAATTTATTATACAAACTTAGTGTAGCCCACGCATCACCGCCAGTATACTTTAATAATTTTGGAGTAGGTGAAGCAAAGTCTTCAACTGTAATTTCTTTCCAATAATTTTCAAGCAGTAGATAACGCTCCGCAAAGTATTTGAGACCACCTTGACGCAAGTTAAACACTAACTCACGTTTTAATAATAACGTGTCTATGAACTGGCAACGAATACGTGCACCAAACTTATCTATAACTCTGCGAACATCTTCCGCTATATTGTGCCCAACAATAGTCATAGACTTGTCTACTAGTATATTCTCTATTGCCTTCTCAGTGTGACTGTCTAACACAAACCCACCAGCTACCGTGCCTGCTGCTAGCCCTACCGAATGTGCAATCCCCGTATCAGGATTCCACTCAAAGTCTAACGCTATTAACTTTGTTCTAGCTGCCTGCAATAACACTCGTGACAAATTAGTCGTAAGTGGTATCGGTAGTAGCACGTTGTGTAGTTCATGCCACACTCTATTCAAGACTTCCGTTACAGTTGTTTGGTTATCAACAACTATAGGCGGAGCATTATGTACCTGAATATTCAGCGGGAACTTCCCGCTGTATTCCTGCATTGCTTTCTTTGCTGTGTCACCAAAAGTAACAACAGCATCTGGTTTTATTTTTTCTATGTCCTCTACTAAATACGTGTTACATTCTCTAATAGACGCAATCTTTATTGTACCCTCAGCCTGTCTACATTTTATAGCGTGTGTTACATACACATTAAATTCTTGTAACCACTCTTTTGATAACGTAGATAACATGTTTAACAACTTACTATTTTTCATTGACCCCGTGTGGTCATATAACTGTGACGGAGTATCAACAACAAATAGTACAGTCTTATTACCTGATTGTACTTTTTTGTATTTTAATTTATAACTTTTGCAATTCTCAAATAACCCACATTTCAAACAGTTATCTGGATACGTGGGGTATTTCTGTTTGCGTTCCTTGTACGTCATTTGTCACTTCCTTTTGTAATTGTAATTCTTTTAGTAACCCATCTAAATTACGTTGTAATATTCTTCTCACTATGTGTTCTTCTAATTTATATTTAATATCATCCCCACGTTTATCGTACTCTAAACCGGTCATAATCTGTGCTGTTACATCATCAATAAATTTAGATATCATTCTTTTGTAACTCCTTATTCAATTTTTGAATTGTCCTATATATAGTACCACGGTCACATTCATAAGGTTTAACATCCGAGTCTAATACCACACTATTTATACCATGAGCATTAAACTTATCATTAAGATAAGATGCCACCACTATTGCGTCAGGGTCAAAAAATATAATACATGACAATCCGTGAGATGCAAGTAAAGGTATAAGTGAGCCTCTCGGACTAGTGCCTAATAAAGCAAGTGCATCAAACCCTACCCTGTTTACAAACAACCCGTCAACAATAGACTCCACAATAACAACCATCCTATGTCTAACACTTATAGTTTCTGTTAGCGGTGCGTGTTCTTGTAGCGGACACCAAGAATAATCTGGGTACACCCCATTGACAGGGATTGTTATATATTTGTTCTTAGACTTACGTACAACATTACGTTTTTGATGACCTGTTAATTGCATATCAACATCATAACATGGTAACACTACTACATCCCCCTTGCCTTTGACGAGATAATTTATAGTAGCATACTCCGGTATCTGTCTGTCCTCAAAAAATTTTTTAACATTATCACTTAACTCATAACTGTATTTAGTTACATCAAGTTTAGGTTGAGATTTATCTCTAACATCAACACCATTGATTAACTCAGACATCCACGGCTCTATCTTACCTGTTTTCTTACAACCAAAACAATGGTATGAGTCTTCGTATATTGCTAGGGATGGTGTTCTGTCATCATGAAACGGACAATGCGCCATTGCTATTACTGTTCCCATTAATTACCTCCGGTTGAAATTCTGTATGATGATACCACATACGTGTGCGTTTGGTCAATCTAGGTGGTGCAGATATACGTACATGAAACATAGTCTGTCCAGGTTTAGTCATTGCACTCGTAATAAAAATACCTTTATCTAACTCAGGTATAAAACAATATATACAATCAATATTGTTTTCGAAGTATAATATTTTACAAGTTAGATTACTACCCTCGTACTTGTAAGTATTACGTAACGGCACTATAACTTTTGTACCACCACTTGTAGGACATTTCACACAACTAACATACTTTACTTGGAAACGCAAAGTTGTATCTTTACTATAAGCAAATGCATCTACAACTGATACGTGTGAATCGGGGAAAGCTACGTCCCATCCTGGCACACGTAATATTTCTTTTGCAAAAGCGTGTTGAGCTATCTGTCCATTTGAGTTCTTAACATCCATATTATAACTATGGGGTGTTGACTCTCTTAACTCCATGTGTTCTCCTAAAAAATAGATGTATTTAGATTTGCAAAGTCAATATCTACTTTGAATACATCTACTGGTGCTGCTCTTCTTGATTTAATTGTAGTAACATTTCGCACCGTATCGTACATGTCACCACCTATCCCAAGCACTAAGTCCGTATGAGCTAAGAGTCCTGCCTTGGCTTCTAACAGTTCCTTTTCACTTGGTAAATTTACATCAGCATTTAACTGATGTGCTGTAATAATAGCTATCTTCTTATTCTGAGCTACTCGTTTAAGATTTTCAGATATGTACTCCAACTGAAATCTTTTCTCTTTACTTGCCGGTGCATCTAGTACACTCATGTAATCTAGAAACACTACGTCAGGCATAAGAGAATCTACTTCTACCTCTAACTCTGGTATACCAAACGATGACGAGCATACAGCATAGAAGTCTGGAAACTCATGTGCCGTAGCTATACGTTCTTTCAACATACCCTCAGAGAAATCTTGTACTGATACAAATAAAACCTTGAGTCCATCTCGTATTGCTTGACGCACTAGTGATAGAAGTATAGTTGTTTTACCTCGACCACTGAACGCACACAATACAGCTAACTCTTCTCTACTTACACCATAATAAAATAAACTTAACAAATCGTTAGTTGTATCTGACACAAACTTACTAATAGGTTTAGCTACTGCTTGTGTTGTAATGGCTCTAACATCTGATGCCACATTTATTTTTTCAAGTTTCTTCTCTGGACGCACTCGTGATTTAAGAACGTCACCCACTTCCTTTAGTTGCGTAAGTGTTTGTAAGTAATGAATAGACCTGTACCCTACAGCGGTAGTCACTCGCTCTGACATGCCTTTGAGATAATTAAACTCTGTTGAGTTAAGTTTACCCTTAACAAAATCAAGTAAGTCCGCCTTAGTTATGTCGGTCTTACTCATCATCAACTCATCTAACACTATATCAAAGGGCGCATCTAATTTAATCTTCTTTACTATCGGTTCTAATACTTGTCGTTTGTCTTTCTTTAGTAAGAAAGTCATCAAGTTTAGATATGCATTATCCATTACTCTTCTCCTTTTCCATATAACAATTCATCTCTATAGTCCAACAACTGTTCAACATTACGTTTTACATTGTCAATGTTTAGACCGTGCTGTTCCATAGCAATCGCAGAGTTTATGATAGCTAAGATAGTTATTCCTTCTTGCTTTTCTTTTTCTGCTTGTGCTCTTGCTTCAGCATTTTTCTCATTGTAATAGCTCATGTTATTCACCTCCCATTAAAAATATTAGTATAAGTATAACTAGCAGAATCTCACTCATTAAAACTCCTTAGACCACTGTACTATTTCTAGTAGTAAGTGTTCACGCAAAGGTTTAACATGTGAAAAAAATCCAACAGGGTCACGCATCCACCACTTCCAATAGGTGCTTCGCACATCTTCGACATTAGAAACACCATCTTCTATGTAACATGTGTCCCAATAAGACTTAAACTTTTCCTCTGTTAGTCTTTCTCTTACCCCGTGTAATGCTAGTAGTGCTAGTTCCGTTCCTTCCTTGCTTAGTTTTTGCAATGTCTACCTCCTTATCTTTCATCGTATCAAAAAAACTTTTACTAGTTTCATTGTATTCACTGCGTTCCGGTGGATAGTACATCAACTTGTAGAATGACGCACTCATACCGTTTATCTTTTTACCCATAGATTATTTCCCCTTTCTGTCTTTATCTCTAGCAATCATGGCTCGTAACACAGCTTCCTTAACTGCTTGTAGTGTATCATCATCAAGCACGTCACCATTAAAAGAATAGTAATCCTTTTCTATACCATTCTCTATTGTACTAGCTGTGAATCTAATAGACATAGACCAATCCATTGCTGGTTGTGTATATTCTTCACTCATCATCTTCCTCCTTTTTTTGATTTGATGTCAGGTCTGATTTCGTAATCGGTATCTCTTTCCTCTTCAGTTTCGTACCATTTACAATACATAACATCATCATTATATAAATACTGAAGACCATAGATGTAACCATCATTATCATCAGTTGGTTTGTGGTCAAACCAATACACTTTTTCTTTACTTATCATCATCTTCCTCCTCTGGAACATGGTCATATTGCTCATGCTCCAAATCTTCATGTGCCATTATCTCAGCGTCCTTCGGGTCATACCCTTCTTCGATATACTTCTCGTAACGTGACTCTAAGAATTGGTCATTGTATTTATTACTCATAACATGCAACCTCCTTACCTTTTTATCCTACCATAATTACTAAGCCTTGTACAATGAGAAGTAACCCTATTGAATAAGCTAGCAATCCTACCATAAACGCATTGCGTTTTACCCACTCTCTAATCTTTATTATCATCATCTATCTCCTCACAGATATCCCACTGGAATCCGTTGTACTCTACTTCAACATCTTTATGAGCATTCCAAGTTACTTCTGATACTTGTCTAGAGAACATACTCTTTGCATCCGCCATGTTATCAGCTTCATAAAACCCAACGTATTCTATAACTTCACTAGCTCTTATTATGAATTTTTTACTCATAGTCCCTCCTAGCGGGAATGTCCCGCTCTTATTCTTCTTCAACTTCAACTACTTCAAAGCCGTTCATATCTACTTCCACCTCATCCCCATGTGTAGAGAGATACTCGTAATCAATATCCTCAGCTACATCACATGCCTCATCATATGAACTTGCTTCAACAGTAGTTTCATAATTGTGTACATTAATTAATGAAACTTTATATGTTGGCATAACTTACCTCCTTACCAATTTATTGGCATAACATGCTTGGTTGGTATGACATCTTTATGGTTTACCACATAATCCTCGTACCATTTAATCTCACCACCAAACTTTACAAGTCTGTCGCTTACCATTCTACCTACATCATCTTTGTGTAGAGCAAACACTAAGTCAACACGTGTTGGATTGTCTTCATCATGTGTATGATACTCTTTGATATACTTCACACGGTAACCCAACTCATTTTCCATAAACGCCTCAAAGTCTGAAACAGGGAGAGGTTGGTCTGCTAATTGACAAGCCGTACCTATCCATGCACACACTTGAGTATATGTATCTGTATTGTACTCCATGGTTTCACCTCCTATTACTATTTTACATTAGACAATATCTTAGCTATTTTGTCAAGCTCAGACTTGTTCAATGAATTAATTCTGTCTTTATTTATTAGTTCACCACTAGACCATACATCTAATATTTTAGTTGTACCATCTGGTTTGATATCTAAATCAATTCGCTTGATAGGTTTCTTACTTTTCTTCATGCTCATTCTCCCATGTATGAATTATAAACTCATTGGCGTCTTCCCATGTTACATTGTCAGACCTCGTGATTCCTATACGTGTCTGTATACCTAAATCCCTAAGCCATACATGCACTGCATGAGCAGGTATCGGGTCTAGTTTTCTATATTTCATCAACAGACATATGCATGAGTGCCACCTGACATGACACTCTGCATACTCTGGATACCAGCGTTCTAAGTATTCGTACAAGTCTGTACCAAAATTAAAACTATATGGGTTTGTTAATGGTGTTGTTTTATTTTCGTCCATAGTATCCTCCTATACTGGTGGTAATATTTCTAGTTCCATCGCACCTTTGCGTAACAATGCTCGTTTAATATTTACATTGTCAACATAGAAACGATACTCTCTGTCGCCATTGTCGTGCAAACGATGTGTTACCACATGTTTGACGAAATGATGAGAGTTACTCGCACTCGTGCCTACCCTAACAAGGACATCACCGATTTCTTTTACACCGTATGATTTGTTGCTTTGATAGGCACACGAGTTTATTAAGTTCCATATTGGATAATGTCTACTCATGCGCCTGTCCTCCTTTTATTAGTCTTCAATATCATAGTCTGCTGATGTTTGGTAATACTCGTATACATTTGGGTACTTTTCTACCAACTTCGCATAGTTCTTGATGATAGTAAAGTGCTCATCACGAGTTAAGTCAGCTCGTTCTCGTGCCTCTTGACTCATCATGTTATCACCGCCTTCATACTGCACTTGCAGATATCTGTCGAACATGAAGTTGTCAATTGCACTGAGTGGCAATTCTTTTACTCTAGACATCTCACTTCCTCCCTTTCATTAGTTTTGTTGCTGACTTGATGTCAGCTCTGAGTGTAGCTATCTTTTCTTCTACTCGCACTCGTTTGTGATGTGCACTATTGATAGACATGATGTAATTATACAACTCGTTTATCGTATCAGCACACTTCTCAAGTAGCTCAGTATCTTTGTGGTCTACTTGCATAACTCACCTCCTTGTTAACATTCAGCTTCAAACATACAACTACCAGTATTCATAATACAATCTCTTATCTCTATACCTAGACCGTGTCTAGCATACAGTTCGAGAGCTCGTTTTACTTTGTCTGCTGGTATATTGGTTTGTTCTACTATCATCTCATCGTTGTACCCGTTGTTGTTCTTAAAGAACTCATTCAACTCACCCATGTATGAACCTAACTCATCTCGTACTTTTTGTAGTTGTTCATGGATTTTAGGTAAGTTGTGTTTATAGAACTCATAGTCAATCGTTCCACTCTTTTCATGGTACTCACCTTCGACACCGAAGTTACTGGCATCATCGCTAGATTGTACAGCAAACCAGAACTTGCCTTCAATGTCACCCCAATAGTATCTACCCATAGGAACTCACCTCCTTTTTAGTATAGTAGTATGGCGGGATATTCCCGCTTAGTCAAATGGATTAAATGTTTCTGGTTGACCAACTACTGCCAACCACTCGCCATCTCGTTCTACTGCCATTATATGACTGGCATAAACAGAACCAGCTTCATCGAACATACCTACTTCACTACCTTTTGCATCCACTAAGACAGTTTTCTTTAATCCTTTACCCTGCTTAGGTGACTCCAATAAATAGGATGTAATAGGTTGCTCGATACCGACTTCTCTTAACTGAGTAGTCTTTAGCTTATCGCCCTTTACTAGGTCACGATAACTAAGTGTATTGTAGAATTCACTCATGGTATCTCACCTCCATTTAGTTTAGCAACTGGGCAGTTGGAACACTTGAACCTTACTCACGGTAAGGCGAACAAGTTATACACTGCAAACTTACCTTGTTCCTCCTCGCAGTTGCTTAGCGGGAGTTTCCCGCTACTAGTTACTAGTTAATACTTACTAATATAATTAAATACTAATAACTAGTATCTACTAGTAACTAATATATACATATAAGTATACACTAATATACTAGTAAGTCAAATGACCAGTCGATACTCATGTAAATACTAGTACCCTCTGCAAAATATTAATAATAACAAAAGTTAAGATTTTATGTTTTTTCCAGCGGGATTTTCCCGCTAGTTTTTGACCAAAAAAAAAGCCCCTTGCGGGGCTTGTGAGTAAGTTAGGATTTTATTTGATTTTTTTATTTGCCGGGTATGGCGGTCTTTCTCATTGGGATATCTTGAATAGATATCATATATGTTTCATGCTTGTCAGATAAAAATTCTAACCTGTCTTCTGTAGGTCTAAATTTATCTTTCGCTAGTTCAGCATAATAAATTCCAATTAATGATATTTTTTCATCATTGGATAATTCTTTTTTCTTTTTCGGATTGGTTGCCTTTTTTTCCGGCTCTTTCCAGTCTGATTTCTTAGCTTCTTCAGTTAAGCCAAGATTTGATATAGATTTTGCCGACAAAGCCAATCCTTTTTTATTTAACTTTCCGTTTTTATCTAGCTTAGTAGATGAACGG